CTTCGCCAAGATCAATGTGGAGATACTCGGCCTTTGCAGACCAGCCCGCGCCAAGGTTTGCCTCAACGCCGCCGCCGACGGTCCAGCCAAGATGGCTTTCGCTTGTGCTCGCTGTGGAAGCATGGTCTGGATTTCCGTTCGGGTACGTAACCTCCAGATCACCGCTGGTTTTCGCAAATGCGACGCCACCAGTGACATACGGAAGGAACTGCCCGACGACATAACCGGCGCGGACGCGAGCTGTGCCGAACCAATCAATATCGAGATCAAGCTTCTTGGCGTAGTTGCCGTCATCCGTGCTGGAATCGAAATCTGTTTCAGCGTCCGTGACAAATGTTCCGGTCTGGTCAAATTCGCCGAACGTCGCATCGGCTTCGAGGCCAAAAACAAACGAGCCAACCTGACGATTCACGCCAACCTGACCGCCATAATGCCAATCCTCGATATCGAGTTCCTGGCCTTCAGAATACCCGGCATTCAGGCCTTGGTACTGGAGGTCCCCTTCCCAGCCACCGTGAGTCCAGCCGCCGTGAACGCCGACATACGCGCCAGACCAGTTCACACTGACGCCTGCGGGCTGGTCAGCGCTCTGATCAAGGACGCCATCCAAAAGGTCCGAAGCGTTTGCGGATGCAGCCAGAGCGAAAAAACTCGCGGCTGTGAGGGAGATTATGGTTGAATTATGTTTCATCTTTTGGTACCCTTAGGTGTTGACAAGTGATAATTATATCACTCTCTCAGTACCCGCTCATTTGCCGATGAACGGGATCTCGTTCAGGCGACTTTCATCGCCTCTTCAGTTTCAGCTTGTGAGAATAAATCGCCTGTACTGGCAGCGTTTTCCGCTTCGCCAATGTAGGAGATGGCTTGCCGGTAGTAGCTTTCCTTCAATTCCGCACCAACGAAGCGGCGGCCGAGCTTGACGGCGCTGTAACCCTCGCTGCCGATGCCCATGAACGGTGAAATCACGGTATCGCCAGGATTGCTCCAAAGGGTGATGGCGCGCTCGATCAGATCAAGCTGAAGCGGGCACAGATGGCGCTCATCATTCTGATCTCTTGCCATGCGCACGTTCAGAACATTGCCCTGCCTGATATTCATCCAGACGGGAGACGCCCATTGCTGCCAGAGATCGACGGGGAAATCGTGCGGCCGATGACCGATCGGCTCGGGGTTGTCTCCGGGCTTGCGGAAGACCAGCAGATAGTCGGGAAGCCCCATGCGTGACATGGCGCTGTCTTTCTGAATTTGCTTGTAGAGCAGCCCGAGCGCCTTCGTGCGCTGCATCTCGACAACCGGATCTCGCCAGATCGTGACGCGGCAGTGAAAATGAAACCCTGCAGTCTCATGGCATTCCGCCAGCGCGTCGGAGAAACGCCGGATGCCAATAAAGCCGTCCTTGAATTTCCGCGTGGGCAGATCGGTGCAGTGAACGGCGCAGAGCCGTCCTGGCTTCAGCGTGCGGTAAAGCTCACTCGCGACGAACTGATACTGGTTGAAGAATTCCTCGTCATTGGAGACGTTGCCCATGTCGGCGACGTTGTCCGAATAGACGAACAGGTCTCCGAACGGCGGCGAGAACACCGAGAACCCGACCGATGCGTCGGGCAAACCAGACATGACATGCACGCAATCGCCCCTATAAAGGGCAACACGATCCGTGATATGCTCGTCGTAAATCTTCATATGTACCTCAATGCAGCCATTCGGGCAGGGTCATGCCTGCCGAGGCGTCGTAGGGCTTGCGGCTGTCAGACCGCATTGCCCGGCGCATCGCCGCCGTCATGGCTGTTTTCATGGTTGAATGATCTTTGGACTTGCGGGCGACGGTGTCGAAGATCGCCTTTTCGGTATCGGCCATCGCGACATGAACGTGAACCGGACGGGCTTGCCCGAACCGCCAGCAGCGCCGCACGGCCTGATAATAGGATTCATAGGAAAAACTCATGCCGACAAAGGCCATGCGAGCGCAGTGCTGCCAGTTGAGGCCGAACCCGGCTATGGATGGCTTTGTGATCAGGATGCGCTCGCGGCCCTCGCTAAAGGCAACGAGACGGTCTTCCTTGACCTCGGCTTTCATGGAGCCGCGAACCTCGATTGCATCCCGCAGACGGCTTCGCATGGCGTCGGCCTCGGCGTCGGTGTGCACCCATATGATCCAGGGTTCGCCTGTCTCGGCGCTCACGACGGAGGCGATTGCATCGGCCCGGTCATCCAGGGTCAGCGCTTTTTCCTTGTGGATGCTGGTTGCCGACATTTCAGGGATGCGAAACAGCCGTGATTGACCGTCCAGTTCCTCGCCGGTTCCGATGGAACGATCGGCGGTCACTTCGTGATTGGTGGTCAGCAGTTCTGGAAGCGCAAACCCGTCATCCGACAAACCGATATCGGATGGCTTGGAGACGCACCGCGCCCAGCTTGCGACCCAATCCCAGAAGTGTCCTGCCGCATGACCTTTGAGCCGCCATTTCTGGGAGGCTGTCGATGTATCGTTCACGAACCAGCGGGACAGCATTTCAGCGGAGCGCATGACGCCAAGGAACTCGGCATGGTTGCCAAGCTCCATGTGATCGTTCGGCGCGGGCGTTGCTGTGCACGCAAGGCGGAATGGCGCATCACGGAACGTGCTTATCAGCGCGTTCTTCGTCTTGCCTTGGAACGATTTCAGGATGGAGCTATTGTGTACTAACCCTCCATGGATCGAGAAACTTGGATGCCGTGTGCCGCCAATGTCGTAGAAATAGAGTTTTCCATCGGCATCCCGGTATTGGTCCAGGTCAGGATGTCCCAGTTCCAGAACCTCAATACCGTCCACCCTAAGGAATTCAGCTTCGCTTCCTTCTTCCGGTCTTGATCGGCGCGCGAACGGTGCGAGTGACCATCCACCTCGATAGCTATTTTTCTCTCGATATTGGCTAAGTCGAGTTTGTAATGCGTTGGATAACCTGGAATCCGAGGCCCCAGTGACAAAGCATATTCCGCCGTCCAACTGCCTTGCAGCACAGCCATCAAAGCCGACTGCGGTGGCGTCAAACCACGTCCGTTGCCCCCACGCACGGAAGGTTCGTGCTTCCTCTCTCTCAATCGGCGTGAAACTTTTGCGCGCGTTTCTCGACTTGACATTGGATTGAGTGCGCGAATGCGCTCTATTTCGGCTACGGCTTCCGGCTTGCCGCTGCGCAGCCATGCGCTTTTCTTCGCGCCGCGTCGCGCGGCGACCTCGGGAGAATGCACCTTCGCAACGTGCTCCGGCTGGCGCATCCGCCATTTCGCTGAGCAGGATCGTCCGCAAAAGCGCGTCTTTGCCGCTTGAACACGCTTCACCGTGAACGTTTGACCGCAAAATTCGCATTGCCGCGGCAGTTGCCACGATTTCATCCCCAGGGATGATGTCCATCGCCCCTTTCCATCCCGCTGACGTGAGGAATGGATGGTTTGGCGATGCGATGACTGATTTTCCGCCATATCTGACCCTTATTGCATAGGGAACTTCGCGGCGATGAACGTCAGAAACGACGTCAACTCCAGCCGCGTTTAAGATATGGTCTCCAGCGCAAACGTCTTCAATATGCTTTTGGTAAACTTTCCCAGTGGAATCAACACAATCTATTGGCGTATCTGGTGCAAAGCATTCATCGAGGATGACGCCGGCGAAGTCTACCGCGTCCCAAAGGTGCAAGCGCTCATAATTCGTGATAACAACAGGAGGCAGCGCGTTGCCGGACGGCTCGCGCATATAGACCGCATCAATGCCGAATTTCTGCGCCTCGCGCTGGTGTTGCGGACCGACTGCCAAGGGCGCAAGCATGAGGACGGGCTTGCCGGTGTGCGCGGCGACACAGCGTCCCCAATCCAGGGCGATGAGCGATTTGCCAAGCCCTGTATCGAGGAACGCCGCGCCGCATCCCGTCCGCAGAAGGAAGTCTGTAACGATCTGCTGATGCGGAAACATCGCCGCGCAAAGTTCAGGCGGCTCAATCCCTGCGGGCTGAAAAGCGATTGCCTTGCGCGTGAGCAAATCCGTATAATCGCGAACGGCGTCATACATTGGAGACCTCCCCGCGCTTGGCAGGCCGCGTTTTCTTGCTGTATTTCCGCTTAAGCTCGGTGCACTTGTCGTAGCGCTTTTCCTCGACGACAAGCTTATCGCCTAAGAGCTTGAGGTCTTTGATTTTGATGCCGAGACGGTTGGAGGTCATGCTGCCCTCGCCTTGCGCTGAAATTCTTCTTCTCTCCAATGGGCGAGGGAGTTAGCGACCGCAGGCTGAGAAGCGCTAAGCTCGTTGGCGATCGCTCCAATCTCAAAACCGGCGCTGTACAAAGCGCATGCGGCGGGCAGCTTGAGAGGATCAAGACGAGGTCGAGGCGTTGACCGAACTCTCGCCAATTTCCGGCGATATTCGTGGCACAAGTAGCGCTCACAGTTCTTGCAACGAGCCTTCAGGTTGAACAGGCCCGTCTGCTGGCGGTAAAAATACCGGGTCGTCGCGGGGAGATCTTTCTTGCAGCGTGTGCACGCCTTCGTTCTCATGGCGAGCCTGCCGGACTGGTGTAATCCCTTACGACGCGCTCGACATAGGCAAGCTCACATCCAAGGGCCTGCGCGATGGAGCACTCTGCCCATCCGAGATCGCAGCGAAGCCATTCGATATCATCGACAGATGGCTTGTAGGTGCGATCGCCCTGATTGCCGCGCTTGAGCCCCAAGCGGGTCAGGCGGCCTATCACGGAATTGCGGGTTCGGTTTTGAAAACGCGTTGACATGACGCCGGCAGACAGACCCTCCGCAAACCAGCGCCTCAGCTTTTCGTCTTCCTCGGTTGTCCAGTCAGCCATCGTCTCGTTCCGTGTAGGGCGGCCCCTGCCGGGGGAATTGGCAGGGGCCAGAGGGCAAATCTTCAGATGACGCCTACGCAACGCTGCACAACTGGAACGCAACGCTTACGAAACTCACGAGGGATTGCCCGATTTGGCGGCCTAAAATGCCCTGCATGGCAGGCCGACCGCCCACCGCCTTTGACTCACGCATCGGACGTTGAGACGCCCTCAATACTGTCGCCCGTTAAAGGAGGGGCGGTCGGTAAACTCGGGAACTAGGCGGCGGCTTCTGCGCCTTTTGACTTTTGGCTCTTGCCCTGACGCGACATGAATTCCCTCACGCGGTTTATTGTGTTAATTCTCACATCACTCCCGCGACGCATCCGAAAGACGAAGTCGCGATCGTTCAACGCCAGCACGCCGAAGCGTGAGGCCGACATCTCGTGGAGATCGAGGAACTGCTCAATGTCTTGCAAGAACTCATCTGTCGTCATGATCTCGGATTTAATCGGAAATTTCCGACGTGTCAATCGGAAATTTCATACGTGTATATGAACGCCGCCTTGGTTAGCGTTCGGCCATGACCGAAGAGCAAGTTGCACGCCTCAAAGCGCGTATAGAATATTTGGGTATGTCCATTCCGGAGGCGCTTAAGAAGGCGGATCTCAACCACGGCTTCATTTCCGACATTGAACGCGCGATCAAGGCCGGCAGACAGAAAACAATCGGGGTTGACGGACTTACCAGGTTATGTAAAGTCCTTGGAATGTCTGTTGCTGAGTTGTTAGACGGGCAAGCAAGGCCACCACTAAGAGTGCCTATTATTGGGGAAACTACTTACGGCGATTCCTGGATCCAATATAAGCACGGCAAAAAGCTACCCGAAATCATAGATTTATGGTCTATAAACGACGATCTTGTTGCAGTTCGAGTCTTGGAAAACACGCAAAACCCAAGATTTAACCGTGGCGATATTGTCATGGGCAATCGGATATTCAGCAAGCACGCCGACAACATAATTGGCACCACCTGCATCATAAAGACCGTAGACGGAGATACCTATGTTAAGGTGATCACGCGCGGTTCCCACCGAAATACCTACACCCTCCGCTCGCTTGATCCGTCGGTTCCGGACATCAAGGATGTCGAACTCGAATGGTACGCTCCCATCGTATCAATAATGCCACACAGTGGATAGCATCGGAAAAGTCCGAAAAAAAATTTGCCCTTTGCGTCGGAAATTTCCGATTTCTCGCTTGACGCGTCGGAAATTTCCGATTATCCCTGTCCCTATCAGCCGCCCCAATCGGCTGAGCCGCAAAGCCCGGCGTCGCCCATAAAGCTTCGCCGGGTTCCCAAGAGCAGAAGGGTCAAGGGCATGAGCCAGGAACCAGCAGTCGGACAAATCTGGAAAGAGGTTGATCCTCGCCAAGAGCGCTATCTGCGCATTGAGCATGGATCGCCATTTGGCAAGGTTGCCGTCCGCACCGTCGTCAAGAAAGACGGTCGCTGGGTAGATGCCCCCTATTCTCGCATCAGTTATTGCGCCGCAGTCCGCTTCAACGGCAAGCGCGGCGGCTACGAATTTCACGCATCGGAATAACCGAACTCTCTGCCTCCTCCCTCAGTAATGGAAGAGAGCAACTAAGCCCTAGCCATTTCCGCCGTGATCGGCTGGGGCCTTTTTTCAAAAGGTTGAGACAAAATCAAATGTCAAAAAAACGCATTGAGGTCCGGTCGCAAGCAGAGTTCGACGTCTGCATAGCCGACGGCAATATTGCCATCGTAATTGGGTGCTCCGTCGAGGCGTGGGGGAACAGCTCCGTCGTGGCGTGGGAGAACAGCTCCGTCGTGGCGAGGGGGAACAGCTCCGTCGAGGCGTGGGAGAACAGCTCCGTCGTGGCGTGGGAGAACAGCTCCGTCGTGGCGAGGGAGAACAGCTCCGTCGTGGCGAGGGGGAACAGCTCCGTCGAGGCGTGGGAGAACAGCTCCGTCGAGGCGTGGGAGAACAGCTCCGTCGTGGCGAGGGAGAACAGCTCCGTCGTGGCGAGGGGGAACA